ACTAGTAAATTTATAGGTAAAATAAAACTTATGGTGTCAATGACTAATGTATTGGTTGGATACAAAAAGCAGGACTGGATTAGACGAGCAGAAAAGGTAATTTTTTTAAAATGAAATGCAAACTAATCATTAAAGATGAAGTAAATGTTAAGCTAGAGGGACTAGAGTTAAGCCATAGAAAAACCTTAACAAATAAATTCAAGTATGAGATTCCTGGAGCTAGATATAGCCCAAGTGTTCGTTTAGGCAGATGGGACGGCAAGGTTGGTTTTTTTACCTTAGGTGGAAGTACCTTTATTAATTTACTGTCAGACATTCTGCCCTTTCTAGAGCAAAATGATTATGACATTGACATAGATGATTTGAGGGATTACACAACAACCTTTAATTTTAACGCGGTTAAAGAGGATAGTTTTGCACATATAAATTGGCCAGACAAACATCCACAAGCTGGTAAACCTATACTATTAAGAGACTATCAGTTAGATATTGTCAACAGGTTTTTAGAGAACCCTCAATGCATACAAGAAGTTGCCACTGGTTCGGGCAAAACTATTATGACTGCAGTGATGTCCGCAAGTGTGCAAAATTACGGTCGTAGTATTGTAATTGTGCCAAATAAAAGTTTAGTGACACAGACAGAGTCTGACTACATCAATGTAGGACTTGATGTAGGCGTGTATTTTGGTGATCGTAAGGACTATAACAAACAACATACTATCTGTACATGGCAAAGTCTTAATAATTTGTTAAAAGACACAAAGAATGGCGAGGCAGTGTGTACAATTGACGAATTTATTGAAGGGGTAGTATGTGTAATAATTGACGAAGCTCATATGGCTAAGGCTGATTCTTTAAAATTATTGTTAAGTTCTGTGTTTAGTAAAGTGCCACTTAGATGGGGGTTAACTGGTACTATTCCTAAAGAAGAATATGCATTCATGGCATTAAAATGTTGTATTGGAGAAGTAGTAGGCAGATTGAGTGCAAGTGAACTTCAAGAGGCAGGGCATTTGGCTCAATGTCATGTGAATATTTTGCAACTTACTGATTTTACAGAGTACAAGACTTACCAACAGGAGTTGAAATATCTATTAGAGAATAAGGAAAGGCTAACCTACATTGCGAAAACGGTAGAAAAAATAAGGCAATCTGGTAACACATTAGTATTGGTAGATAGAGTTGCTGCAGGTAAGGAATTAACGGGCCAACTAACAGATGCAGTTTTTGTTAGTGGCACGACAAAAGCAGCTAGTAGAAAAGAGGAGTATGACCAAGTAGCAACCAGTGAGAAAAAAATTATTGTAGCAACTTATGGTGTTGCTGCTGTGGGTATTAACATTCCACGAATTTTTAACTTAGTTTTACTAGAACCTGGTAAAAGTTTTGTGAGAGTAATTCAAAGTATTGGTAGAGGTATTAGGAAAGCAGAAGATAAGGATCATGTAGAAATTTGGGATATTACTAGTACTTGTAAGTTTAGCAAACGACATCTTACCAAACGCAAAGCTTTTTACAAAGACGCCAATTATCCTTTCAGTGTGGATAAAGTAGAATGGCAGTAATGAACACAAAACATAGTATTGTTTTATGAAAAAAAATATAGTATAATAACAACTTAGAGAAATTTTTATGCGATTGCTAACTTTAGATAATACAGTTTATGATTTAACAAGTATACCCGAGGAAGTGGATGATGTAAGATTTTGTGTTTTGGACAACAGTGATCCTAAAGATCCAGACTATTTTTTTATCCCTTTAATTTTTTTAGAAAGTTTTAATAGTCCAGCCTTAGTATTGCGTATAGGCCCTCATGAAATTACAATGCCCATAGATTGGCAGCTTTTAATTGGCGAACATGATTTAGGAGATCTAGAAGTAGTGCCACTTACTAGTTTAAATGATAGAGGATTCAGTGCATTTGGGTTTAACCCACTTAGCAGTTTCAGACCCACATTTTATCCTATAGAAGTGGTGGATATTTATCAAGATGTAAAATGGTATTTTCCTAAACTAAAGCCAGGACAGTTATTGGCCATACCTTTAGAAACCACTGGAGCAAAACCATTATGTGTTTATTTTGTAAAAGATATTAGTAGACAGAGTGAAGTTATAAATTATAATAAATGTTGGTAACATGAACACCATTTATGTAAATAATAATACTATATATGAAAGTCCTGACGGGGGAACAACTGTCTATGCTAGAGAAATGCAAAGTACAGAACGCACATTGGTATATGAAAATATGTCAGTTCGTATTGATCCTATGAAAGGATTGAAATATAATTTATCATATGCTAATTTCCTTGAAATACTTGAAATGGCAGATAGAAATCCAACATTACGAGATTATGTTGATCAAATGATTTCTACTTATAATTTATTGAAGACTCATGGATAAGTTAAGTATTAAAAACGAAATGTATCAACTTGATACAAAAAATCGTAATTTTGTTGATGAGTTAAGTGAAGCAGAGCGTAAAAAGTTTAGCACATATATCATGCTGAAATATTGCGCAAATGTGGACGGTGGTCCAGATTTACAAGAATGGTACTTAAGAGCCACAAACGAAAGAGTCAATATTAATTTTTTTGATCTTGGTAAACATGAAAAATTGCAGTGGCTATTATGTACTACAGTAAGTCCAGATATGGGCAGTCAACGCCATTATTGGCAACCAAGTAAGAAAAAAGAAGGCAATAATAAAATTTACAAGTTACTTGCTTCCCAATATCCAGAAATGAAAACTAAAGACATTGAAGCACTGGTCAATGTTACATCTGAACAAGACTTAAAAGATTACTTAATTAGTTTAGGCATGACAGACAAAGAGATTAAAAAGGTATTAGATTGAACTTTACTTGCCAATTTTGTAAAAAAAGCTATACAAAAGAAAGCACATTATTGTCACATCTTTGTGAACCTAAACGCCGCCACAATCAACAAAATGAGCAAGGAGTTCAGATAGGGTTCAATGCTTATCTAAGATTTTATGAAAAAACGCAAGGAAGCGCAAAATTTAAAGCCTACTCTGACTTTTGTAATAGTAATTTTTATATTGCTTTTGTTCGTTATGGACGCTATCTAGTTGATTTACGAGCTATCAATGTTGTAAGTTTCACTGACTGGTTATTGTCAAATAATCATAAATTAGATCACTGGACCAAAGAAAAGTTATACAACACATGGTTGTTGGAGTATTTAAAACGAGAACCTGCTCAAGATGCCATGGAAAGAGCATTAAAGGAGATGCAAGAATATGCAGACAGTAATGAAAAATTGGAAAAAAATTTCAGTAATTATTTTAAGCTTGGTGCTTCTAATCTCATATGTCATCACATATCAACTGGACGCATTAGCCCTTGGGTTATTTATAATTGCGACAGTGGAATTAGATGGCTTAATGACATCAATCAAGAACAGCTCAATATCATAATGCCATGTATCGATCCAGACCATTGGAGTAAACGATTTAAGGACTTTGTTGCAGATGCAGAATGGTGTAAACTTATTCTTAAAGAAGCAGGACTATAGTGACCAGTAAAATTGTAAAAAAAGCCTGGGGAAACGAAACTATATGGGCCGATAATGACAAATATTGTGCCAAGTTTTTAAACTTTACTAAAGGATCAAAATTCAGTATGCATTTTCATGCAGAAAAATCGGAAACTTGGTATGTGCTGTCAGGTAAATTTTTTTTAAAATGGATAGATACTAAAAACGCTAAACAATATGGTCAAACATTGGAGATCGGACAGACATGGACAAATCTGCAATTGGTCCCACATCAACTATTTTGTTTGGAAGAAGGCACAATAATTGAAGTTAGTACAAAAGACAGTGAAGAAGATAATTATAGAGTATTGCCTGGTGATAATCAATCATGAATATTTTAGTTACAGGATATAAAGGATTTATAGGACAAAACTTTGTAAGTGCCCTAGCACATCATAATATTAAATTGTATGAGTGGGGAGAACCACTACCAGATTTTAACAATGTTGAATTAGTTATTCATTTAGGAGCAATAACTAATACTCTTGAGCGTGACATTCATAAAGTCATGTTACAAAACTATGAGTTCAGTTGCTGGTTATTTGAAGAATGCGGAA